CTTTAGCTTCATACTCTTTAATCTCTTGTTGTTCCATAAGATAGTTATCCCAGTCCTTGAAAGCTGCTAGTATGTTTATGAATGACGCTGTGCTTACTGCTAATGGCTTTGAGAAAGTCAAAGGTGGTGATGGCATCTCATATAGAAAACTTGACTCAAAAGCCTATAAAGAATACACACAGAGCCTTCAAGGCGCTAAGTATGACCCTATGTGGCGTAGGTGGACTTTGGGAAGTGGTGTTGATATGGAAGCAGCTTTCAAGGACTGGGATAACTATCTTATGGAACAACAAGAGATTAAAGAGTATGAAGCTAAAGAGGAAAGACGTAAGTCTGCACCTGACGACCTAACAGGTACTTCAGGTAAAGTGGATTACACATTAGCTGATAAAACTAAAGCTAAGAAAGATGAGAGCTCTGTTGGGTCTTTAAGTATCGTTGATGAGTCTAAGAGTGTTGCTTCCTCTTCACAAGAGTTAGGAATTTACTAGTATGGCAAATGTTGAAATAAAAACAGCTCAGGAGTTAAACTCCGAGAACAACTTAAAGAGTCTCTTTGATAAACGAGATGGTGATAGAATTACATCACTCAATAAAGCAAGAGACTGTAGTAAACTTACAATACCTAGTGTATTGCCTGAGGAGTCGTTCACTGAACAGACTACCTTACCGGATACCTATAACTCATTAGGAGCTAGAGCTGTTAATAATCTAAGTAATAAGCTGTTGTTAGGATTACTACCTCCTAATAGTAGCTTCTTTAGATTAAAGCTTGACCAAGAGCTTCAAGACTCTTTAGATGCTGAAGAGAACTCTCAGGATGCTGAGTTAGAAGCTAAGCTATCATCTCTAGAGTCTAAGGTTATGAGTAAGATTGAAACAAGTGGTATGAGGCCTATAGTGCATCAAGCTTTTGTAAATCTTATTGTAACTGGTAATGCAGCGTTGCTTTACGATGAAGGTACTATGCATCTCTATAAGATTGATAACTATGTTGTATTACGTGACTTCAGTGGTAACTTAACTGATGTAATTCTTAGAGAGTCTATAGCATATGACGCTCTACCTGAAGAGTTACAAAATAAGATTGAGGTTACTGAGGAAGAACGTAAGCTTGATATTGAACTCTATACTCGTTACATACGACAAGGTAATGAGTGGCTAACCTACCAAGAAGTTAAAACAGAGATTGTTGATGGTAGCGAGCAGACTATAAAAGATAAACATTTACCACTAATGGTCCTTAGATGGACTAAGATTAATGGTGAACATTATGGACGTGGACTAGTTGAGCAGACTTTAGGAGACTTTAGGAGCCTTGAAGGGCTAACACAGATGATGTTAGAATACTCAGCTATTGCTGCTAAAGTAATCTTTGGTATAAGACCAGGCTCTGTAATTGAGCAAGATGAGCTTGAAGATGCTGAGAATGGTGGTGTAATTGTAGGGGACCTAGAGCGTGAAGTTACTAGGCTTGCTGTGGATAAACAAGCAGACCTACAGATACCTCTAAAGCTTCTTGAAGAGATTACAAGACGTATTAGTAGTTCATTTCTATTACAGAGTGCTACAACACGTGATAGTGAACGTACAACAGCTCTAGAGATACAATATCTCGCTAGGGAGCTTGAAGATGCTTTAGGTGGTATCTATAGTATTATAAGTCAAGAGTTTCAATTACCACTTGTAAATATTCTACTCCAAGATATGAAGTATGATTTAGGTAATTCAGTTGAACCTACGATTACAACAGGCTTAAGTGCCTTAGGGAGAACTCAGGACCTTGAGAAACTCCGTCAGTTGAATAGTTTGATTGCTGAAGTTAATCCTGATTATGTAATGAAGTATCTTAATGTTGAAGAGTATCTCACAAGAATTGGAGCAGCTCTAGGTATCAAAGATGTTAAAGCTATGTTTGTAAGTAAAGAAGAGGTGGCACAAGAGCAGCAAGGTATGACTGATGCTCAAGTACCTAATGTACAAGACCCTAATAGGGTACAACAAGAACAAGGACAATAAATGGCAAAATTACTAACAGATGCGAGCTACAAAGTGCGCGATAAAAAGAAAGAAGCAGCTGACTTTAAAGCTGGTAAAAGACCTAACCCAGGTTACCGTGATTTAACCTCTAAGAAAACAGCACCAAAAGGTAAGTAATTATGGAAAATAGTGAGGCATTAACAGAACACGAACAAGAGATGGTAGCATTAGTAGATGCTAAGGAAGCTTCAGCTCTTGGTAGTGCTGACCCAGAACAAGCTCAAGAGTATATAGAGCCTGAAGCAGAGCCTACACGCTCTCCTGAAGGTGAGATTGATTACAAGGCTGAGTATGAAAAGCTTATTGCTGAACAAGATACTAAGGCTCCTAGTGAGACTGAAGGGTCTCTTGAAGTACCTGAAGATAAAACTGATGGAGCTGATGCGTCTAAAGGCTCGGAAGAAGAACAAGCAGCCACCTTAACTCCTGAAGAGATGTCTAAGTATAGTAAAGAATTCTCTGAGAAGGGTGAGCTATCTGAAGACTCTTATAGTGAATTACAAAAGCTTGGTTTATCTAAGGC